AACAATACCAGCTGCAAAAGCAAAATTAAAAGAACTTACCAATAATTCCTTTTCAATACCAGATGGTAAAACTCCTGATGAAATTAAATCAGATAGATCAATTGAAAAAAGTATTGATAGACACTTTAAAAAAATACAAAAAAATCCAGGTGAAAAATTCGACTTCTTTAAATTTTTTGAATTAGATTAAAGAGTTTATTATATTTGGAGCTTATAAAATAAAAGATTTTATTAAAGTCTAAATCTACTTATAGTATCACCTGCTAAATATGCTTCAAAAATGATATTTGGAAAATCATTTTGAAGTGATAAAAATTCTTCTAAGTTTTTCTTATCATCATCATATAATCTAGCCTTATAAAATTTATTAGTTTTTAAAATATTATTTACTATTTCCTTTTTGGCAATAGCTGATGGTTTTCCTAAATTTCCCGCTCTAATGATATGTATTTTTCCCTCTTTGTAATGTCCTACAGGTATTCCCAAATTTTCAAAATATTCTAATATTCTATTTTTATTATCAAAATCACCTCTGGCAGTTAAAAATGCTATTTCACCTTTACCTTTCAGATTTTTAAAAATTGCTTTTATTTTTTTTATCATCTTTATTATAGGTTTTGATGTTTTTACAAATAGTTTACTATCTGAAAATTCTCTAAAATCAAAAACTTCATTTTTCTGTAATTGATAATTATTGAATGCTTGATTAGATAATTTTTTTATTATTTTTCCAGTATCTTTATCTAATACATATATTTTTGCTTTAGTTTTTAATATAGTTTCATCTATATCCATAAAGGTTATAGACTTTTGATTTTCTGTTAAATATTCTTTAAATTTTAGGTGGGGCATAATGTATTTCCTCAGTATTATAAACTAATCCAGTACTAGTATCCACATCCATTTTATAATAACTTGCTAATTGTGCATCTCTGTAATCTTTTTCATCCCACAATCTATTGAATAGTTTTACCACTTCAACAGGTCCAGATATTTGTAATGGCATGTAAAGATTTCCTCTGATATTTAAAGGTATTGTAATATTTACAATATTTACATCTGTTTCCTCAAATTCTTCAATAATATCAAATTGTGGATCATCCGATTGTAATTGTGTTAATGTCATAGAATCAAATAACGGATATTCTTGAATTTGTAAAGGCATTGTAGGTCTAAACATAGGCATAATTTGTTCTATTATTTGAAAAGCCTGATTTAATCCTCTTGCCTGAATCAATAAATTATATTGAAAATCATAAGGAACTGAATTATATCCAAATTGTATTTCTTTTTTACCTGGGTTTTCAGGATCTTGTATTATTTTTGAAATTTTTTGAAATTTATTAGTAGTTCTATCAGGTATTTTACTCATGCCTTCAAAAGTTAAAACCATTCTTGGAATAAATTTAAAATTTCCATTTAGAAAACTTTCTCTATCAATATCTTCCATGGCAATAGATTTTTCATAATTTCCAAAAACTAAAGGAATAATTTCTTCATTATGTGAACCATCTTCATTTTTTACCCAGTGTTTTATATCGTTTAAAGAATCTAAAATTGCTAAGGTGTAATTACGAATACTATTGAAATATAATATATCTTCTATTTCTATTGTTACTTTTGACATTATTTTATGAACCTATCAGAGTTTTTATCAATATCAAAAAAACTTCCAAATGATACAGATTCTTCTAATTCCTCTGGTTTAGGTCGTTTTAAAGGTTTTTTATCAGATAATCCAATTCTTTCAGGAGCCACAGCTATATCTCCTGAAACAGTAGTTTCTTCTAAATCTTTCAATTGTTCCTGAACTTTTCTTAATTGATTAGTTATAACAATCTTATCACCTTTTGTTTTACATTCTTGAAGTTCTTTTAGTAATTGATTTTGTTTTTCCATAAGTTCTATGTAATTCATATTATTTCCTTAAAATAACCTTAAAAGAAACCTCCGAAGAGGTTTCAATAAAATTATGTATCTTATGCACCTATAACAGTTGCAAAAGATCTTGTACCAACATTTGTAAATGTAAGTTGAATAAATTCTGCAGCATACATTGGTTTAATGTAAATATCTACATGTAATTCATTTCTTGAAATAACATCTGGAGTATTATTCGTTTCATCACAAATCACCAAGAAATCACTAATACCTCTACCAGCTTTTACACTTGCTAGGTATGGATTAAACATTGCTAATATTGAATTTCTAGTATACACATCATTGAATTCAAATACCGAACTTTTAGCTGCTTTTGCCATAGCTCTTTCTATAGTATTGAAAAGTCCCCTAACATTGATTCTGTCAAATGAACTTGCATAATTTAAAAGAGTTTTCTGACCCCAACAAAGATTTCCTTGACCTGGAAAGTTTACTATTGGATTGATATTATTAGAATACAATAAATCTCTTTGTGCCTGATTAGGACTAAAAGATATTCTGTCAATGTTTACTATTTGACCTCTTTGAAGACCTGCCGATGCCCACCAAGATGCTTGATCTGTATTTGTTTGACATCTAAGACCTGCCATATCACCAGCAACATTGATAAATCTATCTTTTTTAGCATAGTTATCATAAATTTTATGATAATTTCCAAATAATGCACCGAACATAGTTCTATTTGGACCAGTTGAAGATTTTACCCAATCCATAATATTTTTAGTTGCTTCTGCGGCTCTTTTACCAACTACATCACTATATCTAGCACCTATAAATGCTATACAATCTTCTCTTGCATCTGCTAATTCTAAGGCAGATTGGCCTTCATCTTTTTCATTACCAATTACTACATCAATATCAAAATATTCTTTATTTTCTACTTCAAAATAAGCATTTCTAATATCTTGTTCTGTAGTTGGAAGTTGAATACCACCATAAGTTTCTAAAATATCCATAATACAAGCATTATTTTCACCAACTAAATTACCTTGAGAATCTACATATAATCTTGGAGTGATCAAAGTAGCATAATCAATATTTCCGCCTAATGAAGGTTGTGTTAATTGTACTGGTACCATAAGTGATTTATTATCAACCACATAAACTAGATTAGAATTTGAATTGATAACATTTTCAATATACATTGATTTGTTATTTCCATCAACTGCAGATTCATCAAATGAAACCATAAAAGATTCAATAGTATTATCTTTTCTAATAACAATTGCATATTCATTTTCTTTTGGAGCATAATCAAATAATGATAATAATGAAATTCCTTCAAAAGCTTGTGCTTTACTTGGATAATTTGTACCATTTGTATCAAAATAATCCATAAAATCAATTGATGTTGATATTGATATTTCTATATCATTTCCATCAAAACCTGCATCTCTTGCAATAAATTTTAGTTTTACACCAGTTTGAAAAGATATAGTATCTTTTTTAAAAATAAAATCATCATAATTTTTGTATAAATCAGTAGTTTGCCCTTCTGGAATAGCATTATTTGGATCATCAATTTGAAAAACATCAATATTTGAATTTAGATAACCTGTAATAACTAAAAGATTACCTGACATATCTGTTTGAACAGGACTTTCAAATCTAATACCAAATAAATTATTCTGTTGAGGAAAAATATCTGCAACTATAATTTCTTCCAAATTTTGGTCAACTTTTAAAGTATCACCTACATGAATATATTTTATATCTTCATCTGTAAGACCTACTATTTCAGTTGCTCCAACAACTAAAGTTACGTCTATTTCTGTATCCACAGTTTGATCTATGATATATGCTCTTGAAATTGTAAGTTGATTTGCATAATCTAAATATTTGCTACATTGGAACCATTGATTGTAATTTTTATCATCTGGTTTCCCAAAATACATCTCAAGTTCATCTTTGTTTGTTACTACAAAAGGTTCTTCTATTGGACCTTTGTAAAATTCTCCGGCGAAAAATGCCATAGAAGTTGATACATTTGGCACAATTGCACTAGCATCAATTTCCTTAACATAAACACCTGCTGAAAGATAGTTTCCCACTTTATTTCCTTATTTTATTAGTCAATTGTGAAAGTGTATTTGAAATAACTTTTCTATGGTTTATGGCTCTTCACCATAAACATCATTTCAAAGTCTATCACTATTCACTATTGCTATTTTATTTATAATCTTATAAAATTATGCTATAGGATTTTTAGTAGCTGGATTTGATTCATAGTCACTAAATTCACCGGTACCTGTTACCCAATCTGTATATGCAAAAATTACATTAAATTCTGCCGGAGTATCTGCTGAATCTGCTCCATATGAAACCTCTCCAATAGTTTGAGGAAAAGCATTATGCATTGTATATTGAGCTGTTACATTTCCTGCAGAATCTAACTGTTCAATTCTTAGGTCAGAAAATATTTGTGTAGGATCTCCGGTATGAGTATTTTTTTGAAAATTATCACAAGCATCTGTCCATTTTATCAAATCGTATCTAAGTTGATGGTCCTCTGTAAGATAAAAATCAACACTCCAAGCATTATCATATACTGTATCTCCTGGTATTATGGCTTTTCTACCTTGAGCCCATAATTCCATTTGTCCTAGTTCTTTTGTAGGTGCTACAGAAGCTTTCGCAAGAACATCTACAGATTTTAAATCGGTTTTTCCTTGAATACCTGAAGGGTATGTAAAAGATACTCTATATTTGTTAGCTCTACCTACAGGTCCAAGTGTATTTATCAGGTCATTTATTGTTGACATTAGTATTCCTTTTAGTTTATTTATAAATAAATAAAAATAAGGATTTTATATGGCATATGGTGATTATATAAACAGCACTTTACATAAATATGGTGGGGATTTAGCAAGACCAACAAAATTTGATGCTATTATTGAATTTCCTGCATTTATGAACTCTAATAATATTGAACCTAAAAAAATAAATACTTTATGTAAAACTGTACAAATACCTGAAATAATACATGAACCTATTGAAATAAAATATAAGGGTCATAATATTAAGGTTAGGGGAAGAACTAATTATAATCAAACATTATCCATTACATTTTTTTTAGATGATAAGCACAAGTTGAAAGATTATTTTGATTATTGGATAACTAATATAGATAACACAAATATATCATATGAAACAGAAGAAAAAAGTGCAGCCGAAATATATGGTAGTATTTTAATACAATCTAAAGATTTTGATGAAAATTCTATTACACATACTTATCAATTTTCCAGTGTTTATCCAACACAAATAGAAGGGATAGCATTTAATACTGAAGGTGTTTCAAGTACTCAAGAAATAACTGTTACATTTTCTTATCTATACTATAAATCAAGTAAAGAAACAACAAATTTTGAAGAAAAATTTGAAGGAGCTAAAAATAAAGTAATAAACAAAGTTGCAGATGGAATTGGATCTGTTTTTGGAACTTCAGGAGGTAAGGTTAAAAGGATAGTCGGTGGAGGTATTGATATTTTTAGGAAAATAAAAGGATAATAATGATATCACAATTAATACAGACAGTATATTCCGGTGCAAGATCAAATAAATATAGAATAACTATACCAGTAATTGAAACTGAATTTTCAAGAAAATTTGATTTTATGGTTCAAAGTTCAACATTTCCTTCTAAAACAATAACGCCCGTGGAAGTTATTATAAAAGGTAGAAAAGTTCAAATTAGAGGTGAAACAAATATTGAAAATACTTGGGATTTGACTTTTTATAACACTAATGATATGGAAGCAAGAAATCTCTTATTAGGATGGATGGACATTGTTCACAAAAATCAATGGGAACCTGAGGGTAAACAAACTAAGATTGAAGATGCAATTGATTTTGTAAAAGGTGTTGGTAAAGGAATTACTAATATAATAGAAAATCCATTAAGTTTGATAGATGATGGTGTAGTATCATATCAAAAAAATATTATAGTTGAACAACTATCACATGATGGAAGTGTAACATTTACTACAGAATTGATAGGTGCTTTTCCAATAAATATAAGTGCAATTGAAATAAGTGATTCAAATTCTGAGATTTCTCAAACTACTGTTACATTTGCATTTACTGATTTATTCTATGAAATGAAAGGTGAAAGAATAGATTTAGATGATATTGATAAACTATTTTGAAAAATATAAATACTAAAAAGGCTAAAAAAGGTATTCTATGGGTTTTATAAGAGCAGCTATAAACGGTGTAAAAATTGCAAGAGCTGGTAAACGTTATCTTGAGGAATCTTCAAGTAATGTTGAAAAAACTAATACTGATGTTGTTAATAATATTACTATGACTGAATGGGATTTAACTGATAACTTTGAGATTTCAATATCTGGTAATGCAAACAGTGAAGCATCATATTTTGAAAAAATACTAACTAAGGGATTCAAAATGAGTTCTGTTAAATTCTCAGAAATTGTAAATAAATCTATTATATCAGTAGAAGTTCCTGTTATGAGTTCACAAGAAATTGATAATGTTGTGGCTGGAACTAGAAAACTTGGTACAAGATTATATGAAAGATTTACAATAGTGTTAAGATTTAGAGATTCTGACAATTCTTTTCTTAGAAAAGTATTTACAACATTATGGGTAGCAGGTCAATATGAATTCCCTGAAAATATTTATTTAAGTGTTTCCGTTTACAATAAAAAATTAAACAATAAAAATTTATTATTTAAATCTGAAAAATTTGTTATAACTCAAGTTTCAAGTATTACATTAGATAATACAAATACGGCTATAAATGAATTTACAATTAACTTAGTATCTGGAAGTTTTAGTGATGGACTTGTAAAAGATTTTGGTGTTGATAATGATTATGTTCTTCAGTTTGATCCAGAAGAAAAATCAGGAAATAATCAAACACAAAATTTAGTAGGTAAAGTTAAAGATAAAATTAAAGATAGAGTTGTAGGTGGTTTTACTAGAGAGTATGAAAATTGGATACCAAATTAATAAGGGAGTAAAAATGCAAAATAAACAAAATAAGCAGAACGAGCAAAATGTAGTTGACTTAGGTTCAAATAAAATAATTCAAATAAAACCTTGGAAAACAAAAACTAAAAAAGAATTTTTGAAAGTAATAAAGGAAAAACAAGATAATACTAGTACAGAAGATATAATAAATACTTTAGTTTTACCTTATATTGAACCAAATGATATTTTCTTTACAGATGAAGAATTACAATATTTACTGATAAATATTAGAGAAATAAGTATAAAAGAACCTATTGAATTTAGTGCAAAGTGTTTCAAATGTGAAGAAAGATATAAAATAACAAAAAGAGTTTTAAATTTCGCAAAATATAAAAAATCTTCATATCCTAAACAATCTGATTATCTATGGGAAGAGATAAAAAATAAAAATTCGTTGAAAGAAAAAATTTCAGAATATCCAGATGAAACTAAATATGATATAGAAATGTTATTACATATAAAGAAAATTTTAGATGATGAGGTTACATCTTTTGAAGATACATTAGAATATTTTGATGATTTAGATATGGAAGAATCTGAAGAAATGTATAATGAATACAATGAAGTAAAATCTTATTTAGAACTAAATATTGAAGATAAATGTGATAATTGTGGACATATTAATTTTTATACATTTGATACTATTCCAGATTTTTTCAAACCGTTGATACCTAAAGGATAATATATGTTAATTAAGGATGAAAGAAAAAATTATCAAAAATTTTTAAATAATACAAAATCATATTTTTCAGAAAATGAAAAAAATGCTGTTTTATTTATTTTAGGTGATAATTCTGATATTGATCCTATTGAATTAGCAAATATTTTAGGTTTATCTCCAAGAAATAAACTAGAAGCAGAAGCAATGATTTTTCAATCTAGAAAAAATTCTGTTGGTGAAATTATTGAACTGAAAATTAAATGTGCTTCTTGTTCACATGAAGATTTTTATTTTATTAATATTGAAGATATGTTTTTTAAAGATACCTTAACTAATACATATAATTTTGGGTTATTAGATCCTTATGAGGATAATGAAATATTTGATACATTTGAAGATATTAGTATTGATGAATATAATAAAATTGAAAAAAATATTATTGAGGATAATAAAAAGATTTTTGATCCTTGTGTAGATATTACATGTACTAAATGTAATAATAAAATGAAAACAACTATAAAATTTTATAATATTATTTCTAAATTTGAAATAAAAAATATTTATGAACAATATTTGGATTTATCTATATATGGAAACTTTTCTAAAAAAGATATTGATAGTATGATACCATTTGAAAGAGAATTATTTTTAGGACTTATACAAGAAAAAAATTCTAAGAAAAATCAAGGTAATGTAGGATAACATTATGGCAAAAAGAAAAAATGAAAAAATAGAAAAAGATTCTAATATTAATATAATACCTGATGAGGATATTGTAAAAGCAGTAAATTCAGCAGAAACTTCAGAAGATATAATAATGGATCCAGATGATTCATCTTATGTAAAAAAAGAAAAACTTCAGGCTCAACAAGAAAATGAAAAATTTAGAGATGAATTTCTTTCAAGATTAGAAAAAATAGAAGATCTTTTAGCAGAAATATCCATACATGCTGAACCTGAACCCGAGCCAGAACCTGTTGAACCAGAACTTGAAAAGAAAAAACCCAATATTTGGGGAGGTGTTACAACAGTTGCTGAAAAAGTAAAAGATAGTAACTGGTTGACTGGTGCCATTATTTATGGTTTAATAGCTCTTTATGCATGGTATCAAAAAGATGGTATCAAAAAGCATCAAAACATGAGGGTGGTGTTTTAGGTTATATGGCAGAAGGTGTTTGGAATCTTATCAAAAAAACATGGGATTTTATGAAGGAAGTAGATTGGGAGAAGGTTTGGGAAAAAATAAAAGAATTTAATTGGTGGGTAGAAGTTGAAGATAAGTTATTAACTTCATTATTTGGAAAATATTGGACAAATACTAGAGATTTTTTACAAAATGCTTTACAATGGATGTTAGATGCTTATAAAGTTTGGAGTAAAAAAGGATTTTTAAGTTTTGTAAACTTTTTAAGAAAAGGTGCAGAAGATGCGGAAAATAAGTATATAACTAGTGAATTAACAACGGAACTAGAAAAAGTAAATGAAGAAATAAAGCAATATCAAACACCTGAACAAAAAGATTATCATACTAAAAAAAGACTTGCTTATTTGGATTACCAGAAAAAATATTTCAATGGGAATAAACAAGAAAAGATTCAAGCAAAGAAAAAATGGAAAATCTGGCAAAAAAATAATCCAAAACCTCAAGGTTTGCCTGAACTTAGTATTGAAGAATATGAAACTATAAAAGCATTAGATAATAGACGAATATCTATGGATAAATATTATGCTTATAAAGATATATTGAAAAATTATACCAATGAGTATAATAATATTCAAGAAGAAGATGCATATGAAGTACAAAATAAAATTTATACTGTAAAAAATTCTATAATAGCGTTAGAACGTAATATAATAAATAATGCCAAAAATGATTCTTATGAAGAAACTAATATAAAATATAAACAGTTAAATTTATTGAAACAAGGATTAGAAATATTAGAAAATAAAATAAATAATATCAAAAATATTTCGAATACATCAAGTATAAATACTAAAAATACATTACAAAAAAACCAAAATGTACAAAATGTACAAAATAATGTAAATTATAGTAGTTTAACTATGAATAACTCAGAAGAATTAAAGGCAATGAATACAGTATTAGATTACTTGCAAATAGTGTAAAAGATTTACATTATAGAATAAATTATTTAGATAATGATGTAGTAAAAGAAGGTTTTATGGGAACCATTTATGATTTAAATAATATAGGGTAAAGGAAAAAATATGGCAAATGCAGAAAGTACTCAAGTAAAATCAAGTCCAAAAAAAGACCTGATATATCCTGCTGACATAGATCAACAAAGATTTATGAGATTAAAATTTTATGATGCTAATAATAATTTGAAAGATATTACAAAAACAATGGAAACAGCTACTAAGAATGTTGTATCAGGTATCACAAGTCTTTCGGCTGATAAAATAAAAGAGGGTTTGAAGAGTTTAAGGGAGGTTAAAAAACCAGCGATGGAAATTGTGAAAACTGCCAAGACTAGAATTGAAAATAATAAAACGGCTACTAAACCTGTAAAAGCACCTACAGAAATTGGTAAACTTATTTATCTTCCTATACCTAATAATATAAATGAACAATTATTACATGAATGGAGTGAAGAAAATGGTATTATTT